CCTGTTGGGGCAATTTCCAATTGGTTGAAATTTATTTCTCCATCAGAGTTGTATACGAATCCTAAAGCATCATAAACATGCGCCTTTGGCAATGGGATTCCAAATTCGTCAAGATTCGATCTTAGTACTCGGATTTTATCTACGACAGGGAGCTTGGTCTCTGGGTCAACAATCTGTTCATTTTGATTAAACCAAAACTTTGTGGTCAAGCTTTCTGCAATAGTCTTTGTGTTGCGGCTGAAAATCTTCCAGGACTTGGTGACCCCGGACTCTTCCTCGCGGACGATCATAAAAATCCAAGATTGCGCCTTGATTGATTGGTTAAATGACATCTGCTGTTCTAGACTCGGGCCGTTTTCGTCAAGTGCTGCGCCGCCCACAAATGGCTTCAGGTTGATTAGGGCTGCATCAGAAGGATCAGATACATCAGCTCGCATAACCGCGTCTGGAACTATTTCCCACCACCCCATAAAATTGACTTTGTATTCCAGTTCCTGGAATTTTCTAACTGTCGCGCGGAATTGCCCGCCTAAACCCTTCTCAATATCAATTGCGAATCCATCGCCAGTTTGAAATGGTGTAGTTCCGTTAGAAATTACAAAGTCGCACGGCAAATCTAGCCCGTTCTGATCTGACCATCGTTCACCAGCAGAAGCGCCCAAGACATAATTGGGCAATTTCCCCCTAAGGTTTGAAACCACTGTAAACGTGGAAGAATCTGACGCCATCTCGATGGTCAATACTTCCTTCTTATGTGCAAAGGTGTTTAGGCCTACAGCAGGTGGTGCACCGGCAACACCGTCTCCAAACCCCCATTTACTTTGTTCTGGGTCCGATAAACCGTCAGGATTTGTCAAATTCATCAAACTAATAGTTCCAGAACCAAAACACTTAATGAATGGGTTGAAGCGCAGGCCGAAAATCTTTTGCGGAGGAACTTGCTGTAAGCCAGAACCCGTATCACCTGGCGGATAAGAATTTACCCCGTCGACTGTTCTTGGCAAATCCGCTTGATAAATTTTCCCATCATCTTCTGGGAATAAAACCGGGTCCTTAATGATGCCATGTCTAGACCCGTTGATAATTGCGTATTGACTTACATCGCCGTACCAATGCTGGTCTAGTGCAGCTTGAATAGCGCTCTTCTCATTTAGTGATCCATCGCCGCCATTAGTAATAGTGCTTTGAACCCATGCATTGTAGAGTTCGCCATATGGGGCAACTGGTGTGCCGTCTAAATTAAAATATTTTGTTTGATTATCATCAAGCAACTTTCTTCTCGGATAGACAATAATACCATCTGCACTAGGCGTAGTCGCCATTGCGTGAACTATACTATTGAATACTCCATTTGTCTGAAGTAGTGGTTCTATTGTGCTGTCAATGAGCGTTCTCGGCGCTGCGCGTGTTTCAATCATGTCAACAGAAATATCGGAAAATAATGTCAGATCGTCGCCGAACAATTTGACATTTTCGTATTTTCGCGAAGCATCGTTCCACTCGATATACTTGGGCTGGCCTGCAAATGTGCGGTTAATAGTTTTAAGCCTTAGGACCGACGGGTCCTTTAGCATATAAGTGTTGTAATCTTGGCCGTTTACCATCCGATTTTGGGCAGAATATGAGGCTGGCGCAGACTGTCTAATCTGCTCTATGGTTTCAGATGCAGAATTGTTCTGCATTGCTGCAGTCAAAGAGAATGTAATGTCACAGTTGTGAGAATTACGTTGTGCATTTAGGTAGGTGAATGAAAGCGGTTGACCCGAAATGCGGTTTTTTGGAATGTTAACGGTTTGATTTGCAGAAACCCGGGTCCATAGCTGGAACCGTCCAACTGGAGAATCGCTAAAATTCCCGTCACCAAATAAGAAAGCAACTCTATCATTCTCTAAAGTTTCGATCTCATATTTTTTGCGTTTTTTGACATCATTGAACTGCAGATTCTGCTCATTTAGCGTATCGACTTTATGCCATACATCAGTAATGGTATCATTTTCGTCTACGCCATATACCCATACGTCTGTGTCATTAACGTTGATGGCGTCAAGTTCAAGTCTGCGGTTAGCAGTAGGTTCAGTAATACGATAGTCGGTTCGTAAGAGTGTACCCTGTTTCAAAAATAGCAAGAAGCCAGTATAATCTGAGCCATCGCCTTTTCCATCGCTTGCATAAATGATGTTGAATTGCGCATTTAGGTCTGGTCCCCTTTCGCTTGGGCCATTTTCATCAATGTCCGCAGGAACCGCTTCCATTTGAACTTGCTCGTTGGCACCAGAAGCGGAGAAGGCATAGACGCCGTTTCTGAAAGAACTTAATTGATTGTTCAGGGTGTATAGATTCATCGCAACGTCGCCGATTTGGTTGGCCTTAACAGGCTGTCCAAACTTAGAAGTCAAAACACGACCTAGTACAAGGAAAAACTGTTCCTTCCAGTTCACGTTGTTAGAATCGTTCCAGTTTATAACTAGATTAGCTAAGTTATTTCCGAGTGAATCAAATACGGTTTCTGAGGTCCTGATCGATTCGATTTTTGCCAAACCTCGCGCGGGAATATTTCTTGACGCCTTATAAGATACAAGGCGGGCAAGACGTAAGATTGACTGTTTTCTCTGCGCGGTTGAAATAAAGTTTTCATGTGCATTGGCATCAACACGATATGCAAGCTGTTCGCCGATATAAGCAAAAAGTTCCAAAATAGCAATTAGAGACGAAGATTCAATAAAATCATTAAAGTCTTCTGGGTGATATACCTTAAGGTGCTGTATCAGTGACTCTTTAATAGTGTCATAGTCATAAGCAGTAAAATTTATTTGTTGGAATGCGTTATATGCTTTATCCCAAGCTTCGCTTGCGTAAGTGTTCTTGATAGTCATTGTGGTCCCATTGTGTTTTTGTTATTTATGACAGCAAAGCTAAACGTTCTATAGCGTGAAGAACTTTATTGTGTGGCAACTTCAATGCGCAGGTTATCGCGAACATCGAATTCAATATAAAGGAGATCTGCAATTGCAACAATGGCGTTGTTATCGGGCAACGACAGCACGTTAAGGGAAATTAACCTAACGCGCGGATCGTAATTAAACACTTCTGTTAAGTCTTCCTCGACAATTCTACGAGTGTTTTCATCATTGGGTTCAAACGCTAATGCTGGGATTCTCGTTCCGAAACCTGGCATCATGACTCGTTCGCCGCGTTCTGTATAAATGTGAGCGAGTAGATCAATTTTAACCAAATCAATGTTGTTAACTTGTAATGAACGAGATTTTCTCCAATTTGCTGTAGAAAATCCCTTGTATAAAGCACGTGTCATGTTGTTTCCCTAATCAAGGTTTCCAATTCGGTCCGCGAGAGTCTTGGGATTCAGGTCTAACCCATGGTTCATGCGAAGGAATAATTACTGGGCCAGAAGCTTGAGCTGCACATTTTGCAGAATCAGCAGCACTTGCAGCGGGACCATTCAAATGAATCGCTGAAGCCGTAGCATAAATGTATGCCCCGCCGCTAAAATCTGCTCCAGATCGGGCAGTTAATTTCAACGACTGTTGCGCCAATAAATGCAAATCAGAAGTCGCAGTGACCATTACTTTTTTCTCGCTAGAGATATTTACATTATCGCATGAAGAAATTGACGAAGAACCTACTGAAGCAGCATTCAAATCACCGCCAGAAGTAGTGTTTGTATTTCCTCCAGCTTTAAGATTGATGTCGCCCATCGCTTCCATATTGATGTTCCCATCAGCAGCAATGTTGAAATCTTTGCCCGCACGCATGCTTATTGAGGATGCTCCGTAAACATGAACATGCCCATCCTTATCCATTTCAAACCAAGATTTTCCGTGAGCAGTACTAATATAAATTCTCTCGTTGACATCATCAAGAATGATTTGATTCCCATCTGCGGTTTTTAATCTCGCCCGAGCTCCCGTGGGGTCATCCTGGAAAATGAGCGCGTGGCCTCCTGGTGTTGTCAAAGAATAAGTTTGTGGCTCCAAGGATGATTGGTCTTTGGCGCCGTTTGAATAGCCTTCGAGTCCGTCTTTGTTTGTTTTTGCTTGGGCAACCTGTCGCTCTACGGCACCACGAGATTGGGCTTGCGACTCATTCAATTTATTTTGGAACTGAATACGAAGATTATCAAACGCAGGTTGTAAAGGACGAAGATTTCCGCGCCCATCGCCAGAATCTCCCCACGGACCAACTTTTCCATTTGGGTCCATGTTCCGGCCTGCAGGCAGCGAACGATTGCGATGCAATCGTGTAGAGCATGCAAAATAACATCTTACGTCAGGGTTTGCGTTTAGAAAGAAAACATAAACGGTCGCCCCGATTTTCGGTATCGCCCATAATCCATAAGCCGAGTCAGATTTATTTTCTGATGACCCAGAACCATGAGGGTATTCAACTGTGAAACCAAACAGGGGCGAAGCATAGTTTGCCCAGGGCAAAATATCAACGCTTATAGTTTCTCCATCAATAGATGGGATCCAAATTTTAACTCGACCCATTTGGTCCGGGTCAGAAGTGTCAACTACTTGACCCTCTACTATAAATGGAATCGAGTCATTAAGTGATCGCTGTATTTGTCGGTTCATGGTGCATCCCCAGAAGTGGAAAATTTCCCATTAATATCAAAAGGTATTAAGCTCAATGTTTGCGTAAATTCCCCGTTTATTAGCGAGTGTTTAACAAAAAGAACCATGTACGGCCCATCATAGAAAAACTGGTCGGTAAACATCGGGCCATCAGCAAGCGCGGCTCCAAGGTTGTCTACGTTTGGGGCCCTAATATTTAGTTTCACGAATATCGGGGATGTGACTATATCCCCATTTCCCAATAACGAATCATTCGGTCTTGGCTGCGCAGTCGTTATTTTTTTCAATATCGGCTGATAGTATTCTTCGTAGTATTGCTTCTTCGCAGTGTTAAGCCTTTCGGCAATTGCGGTGCTGTAGTTAGAACTTGCAGAATCTGCCCCCTGTTTGTTCAAGGTTTCTAGAACTTTAGTATCAATTATGTTTCCATGCGGGGCGACGCCGCCACGTTCTTCGCGATCGGCATATTTTCGCATAATGTTTGGGTTTCCGCGAATTGTCATTTCCAGGTCTAAGGAACTTACAAAGTGGAAAAATGCTAAGCTCCTGACATATTCCTGTTTAACCCTAAAGCTTTCAATCGCTTCATCTCTTGTCGCAGTTTCTTTCCTATTTGAATTGTTATTTTTCTGTTGGTCAGAAGTTTCTTCAGGGGGAAATATTGGATCGTTCGGGCGCAATAAAAAAGCCGTGTCACTTGATTTAGCTGACCCTTTTTCTGCAGCCTTGACTCCAGCCTTGGTGTTACCACTTTCTGCAATTCGCTTATGCCGACTAACACCGATATCTACCTCTGTGTCCAATGCTACTGCGCTCTCTGGCTTATAGATGATGTCCAAATCTTTAATGTGACTATTTTTACCCGTGAAAATATAATCATAGTTTAACAAATTTAAACCGTTGACTGAGAGTCCAGTCGCTGTAGCCCCAGTTTTTGGACCCGTTACGGCCTTTGGGATAGTTACGGGGTAAATGTCGTAGTGAATCAAATACGTGTTTTTATCACTGGTGATATTAGTAACAATTTTGCAAGTCAATCCATTGTTAGCTTCTATTGATTTCTGACCTGCCAATTTTAGAAAGTCCTCGGAACTCTCAAGAATTTTTTTAAGCACGTCTGCAATTGAAGCATTTTTTGAGAAGCTTAAAGTGTAATCGATTTCTTTTCCGTTTGAGCTTTGTGTCAAGCCTTCTTTTTCTTCCTCGGGTTCTCCTGCAAAAGAATTTTGGGCCCCAATCCCCAAAAGTTCGTTTTGGCCCAACGCCTCCCCGCCTGCGATAAAGTATTGTTCTTGGTGTTGGGACGGATTGGCTACAGTAATTTTAAATCCGTCGGCCCAATTGAATTGCTTCGAATTTGGCAAAGTAATCATGTACTGAACCAGTTTGCCAGCTCTTGAGCTATTAGCCTTTTCTGTTTCGCTTAACGCAGAGTTTTGGTATTTTTGATAAAATTCTAGCGCTCTAATGTTTAACTGCTTTTCAAAATTAAGGGCCATTTGCCCCACTGTAGGGGGTCCTCCCTTTGTGGTTGCTGAACGAACATACCCGCAATTATTAATTTGTTCGAAAGACATTCCTCGTTGAGCAGAACCCTCTGTTTCCATGAACTCGATATCAAACACTGTGCCGCTGCTACTAAATTTAAAGCCCATTAACAGCAAAATCAGCGGGATGTTACACGTTGAAATAGTTTCTGTGGTTCCGTCGTGTCTATGGCCGACAAACACGATAGTCAAAAGAAAGAACGCAGAAGCCCTAGTAGTCTTAAGCTTGTTTCTTAATACATCTGATAGGAAGTTAAAAAACGTGAGTCCTGTTGTGTCTATGAGCTTGACACGCATTGTTCCAGACGGAACGGACGGATTTGAAACTGGGCCGGTGCCGTAGATATGCTCCATCTCGACTTCCGTAATAGAAAATTGTGAAAATCTTCTGGTATCTACCAGCAAATATGCTGGGTCGCCATCTATGTCAATTTTATCCCCAATTGAGGCACGTTCGATAGCAGATAAAATACGAGGTTTTCCCTTATCGGGTGAAACCATTTTTCTGAACGCCTCTGTCGTATTACTAATCGTGAGAATATGATGGTACGTGTACGACCTAAAGTCATCCAAGGGGTTTGCGTAATTTGTGGTCATTTTATGATTTGGGAAATAGTATTGACAGGCGCTCTAGTGCTTTGCACTCCACCGTGTCTACTATTTATCATTAACGCAATCCTTGATTTTGTAGGTATTAGCAAAATGCGGCCAGCAGTTATTTCTTCTGCAGGGTTAAGGATGTTGTTGTATTGGGCAATAAACCACCACAATCTTGGTTCATTGTAGAAAACTGAAGCGATTAAATCTAATCGACCCTCATAAAAGTTTTCAACTGGGTAAACTATATCTGATTCATCTTGCTCAAATTCAGCGCGTTCCCACCATTCTAGGAAGTCGCCAGAGGTTTCAGTAATTCCTCCACCTACATATCTTGAGAATTTGTTGTATAAAGAGTTGCTATTAGTCATGTTTTGATTGCTATGTAGGATTGTTTAGTTAAACCTTGTGCCAGAAGCATCCCTTGCTTCTCCGCCCCAAGTTGCAGGTTCATTTAAGCTGTACCGTTTCCCAGAAGCATCTCTCGCTTCGCCACCCCATGACCCTGTTGTTCCCGTTCCTGCCCCTATAGTCGGCCTTGGCCCCCTAACAGCAGAAAAAGCAGACTGCATGTCACCGCGTTGGTAACCTCGCAAGCTGAAATTGCTAAACTCCTTTGGAGACCAAGACTCTTTCAAGTTGATGTTTATTGATAAGATTACAGGAAACGGGGAAGATTGTCCCGTCAATTCATCTATTGCCTGCAGATAATCTACGTCGTTTGGCCAGCTAGTAGAATATGATTCTAGGACACATTTTACCGGGCCAATTACGCTATTGCCATAAGCTGATAACGTCAGAATTGGCGGCGGTGCGCCAAGGAGTTCTGCATCTGTTGCTTCCGTTCCAAGCCCATAAAACGGCATGCGCCAAGATCTAATAATATTTAGAGTCGTTAAGTTTTTACTTGCCTCTGCAATATTACGAGAAACTAATTGGGCACTAATTTGCCACGAGCGAGCAGACGAACCTACGTATTTTAGGATTTCGCCAGGATGGTGAATTGGTGAAAACGCTTCATATGAAGCTGAACCATCTTCTGAAATGGTGGGCATGACATCAAAAATAACCGGTCGGATTCCAGCAGGCTCTTGATAAATGGTAACCTTTAACTCTTTTGTGGGCGGAGTAAATTCCGCTTCTTCGTTATTTGTTTCTTCTTGGCCAACTTGCGTTAATATTTTCCCGCTGGCTGCATCAGAAATGGAAGTTACTCCACTTTTCGTTTCCAATTTAACAGTGGACGTAAGATTTGAAAAGTCCCCGATATTGTTTTGTTTTAGTAACTTGTTTGCAGCTTCGGCAGCTTTAGTTACGCCGTCTGGTAGAGCGTAATTCGCTACGCTCTGGGCAGCAGATGAAACAACTCTGCCAACGCTATCAGCAACTGCGTTTGAAGCGGCATTTGCAACATTTGCTAACGGTACTGATAAGGACGCTGCCAGGGTTTTACCCAAATTAAATGAAGGCATTTATGACCCCCTTAAAGAAGTTTGTATTTTGCCAAACATTTTTTTGGCAAGGACTGGCTTAGACTTCAACCCCGTAATAATCGAAAATTCTTCAAGTCGATTTAACTCTACTGCCCGTCTAGCAAGTGAGCCAGAAATAAGGTCAACATCTATTTTTCCGGTTTTCTTTAATTCATCAAGCAATGTATCTAGGGCGTCATTTTTATCTTGTGCGTTTAATTCAACGCCAGAATCTTCATCCCTCTGTAGAGTAATAGTATGATGCCTAATTTTCTCGCCCTTTGGGTCTTTAAAATTATCATCTAGGATCCGTTTATAATCTGCGATTCTGTCAGAGCCTGCAGCAATAGCAATAGGTTCTAAATCTGAATTTCGCAAGTTTGCCAGAGCAGCGTATGCGTTTTTTGCAGACATGAACGTAATCCCATCAGCATGTCCAGAGGCC